ATATGTACATAGACCATACTCTAAAAGTTTGCTTACAACAAGAAAAGGTTGACTATGTTGAAGCGATTATAAAAAGTTTGAACAATCGTAACTTTCAAATCAAATCAGCAATTGATTGGGCGAGGTTTACCAACGGTTCTATATAATGGATAAACTGAATATCTACAAAAAGAATGAAGTCTATCTTAAGATAGATTGCGAACGTGGCACCGCTCGAGAACTATCAGACTACTTTACGTTTGAAGTTCCTGGAGCAAAGTTTATGCCTGCGTATCGTAATAAGTTTTGGGACGGAAAGATACGTTTGTTCTCAGTACAAACTCAGCAGATATATGTTGGGTTGATACAACATATACAAAGATTCGCTGAAGAACGTGGTTATGAATTAGAAATACATGACGGCATACTCGATACTGAAGATGTTGCTCTAAATACTTTAGAGAAGTTTATAACTGAAGAGGATTATAAACCCAGAGAGTATCAAACACGTGCGGTTGCTCATGCTATTCGTAATAGTCGTGCCTTAATTCTCTCGCCTACGGCGAGTGGAAAATCTTACATAATATATTGTTTGTTGAAATATTATTTGGCGAATAACAAGGCGAAAAGAGCTTTAGTAGTTGTACCGACTACAAGTTTGGTACAGCAAATGAATACTGACTTTATCTCATATTCAAAGGGGCAGTTCTATTATACTTATTTAATTACCGCTGGTCAAGCTAAATTTAACGAAGAAGCAAAAATTTTTATTTCAACTTGGCAGAGCATATACAAACAACCAAAAGCATACTTTGAAAACTTTGATATCATAATAGGTGACGAGGCGCATTTATTTAAAGCAACTTCTTTAACCAGTATTATGGAGAAGTTACCGCAGTGTAAATATAGGTTTGGATTTACTGGTACGCTGGACGATACTCAAACTAATAAGTTGGTTCTTGAGGGATTGTTTGGTCCTGTAATGAAAGTAGTACAAACCAAAGAGTTGATAGACAGCGGAACATTAGCAGACTTTCGTATTAAGGCAATGGTGTTGAAGTATCCGCCTGAAGTTTGTAAGGTAATGCATAACGCAAAGTATCAAGATGAAATTGATTTCCTTGTACGAAACGAACGCCGAAATCAGTTCATAAAAAACTTGACTTTGACACGGAATGGTAATACACTATTATTATTCCAAATGGTTGAAAAACATGGTAAAGTTCTTTACGATATTATAAAAGCAGAAGCAGAGGAAAATAGACATGTCTTTTTTGTGCACGGTGGTGTCGATGCTGACCAACGAGAAGAAGTTCGAAAAATTACTGAAAGAGAGCGGAGTGCAATTATTGTCGCCTCGTACGGGACGTTCTCTACTGGGGTCAATATACGCAATCTTCATAATATCATTTTTGCTAGTCCTACTAAGTCTAGGATACGGAATCTACAAAGTATCGGGCGTGGTTTACGAAAGGGCGATAATAAAGAACGAGCAACTCTCTACGATATCTCCGACGACCTCTGTCACAAATCAAGTTGTAATCACACACTCAAACATTTCGCCATCCGAATAAAAATGTATAACGAAGAACAGTTCGATTATAAAATATATAAGATCAAGTTAGGAAACGATATTGTCCATACAAATACTTAAACTTATCAGCGGAGAAACTATCGCCACGGAAGTTGTAGAAACTGGTGATCACGTTGTTAAAGTTTTAAACCCCATAGAAATACGAACCGAATCCTACGGAAGAACAAAGGCAACTATGGTGGCATATCAATGGTTACCGTTAGTCGAAAAAGAAAACATTATGTTTATACAAGAACGACATATACTTGGTATGGCATTTGCTGGAGAAGATATGTGTGAGTATTATAACAACGTTGTTAAGGAAATGCTTTCTCCACAAAAAAGAACTGTTAAAGATACTGACGAGGAAAAAGAATTTTACGAGAAGTTACTTGAAATAGCAAGGAACGCTAATACAAATAATATTACAGTGCACTGAGGAATTTATGACGAAGAAGAAAAATCCACACTATGTAAACAACAAAGATTTTCTAGAAGCGATGGTTGAATTTAGAAAACAGGTTCAAGAATCTGAAGCAGAAGGTAAAAGCAGACCAATAGTTCCTATCTATATCGCTGATTGCATTATGAAAATTGCTACACACCTTTCCTATAAACCCAACTTCGTAAATTATACGTTTCGAGAAGAAATGGTTTGTGATGGTATCGAGAACTGTTTACAGTACATAGATAACTTCGACTCAGATAAATCTAATAACCCCTTTGCTTACTTCACGCAAATAGTTTACTTTGCTTTCCTACGACGTATTCAAAAAGAAAAGAAGTACCTATACACCAAATTTAAAGCATCTGAAAATGCTAACATATTTGGAGAAACATCTGAAGTACAAGAACACGATAAACAAGTTGACTACAACGACGATATCAAGTATAATGAATGGACTCAAGAGTATATGTCTGAGTTCATAGAAAACTTTGAGGAAACGAAACGAAAAAAGAAAAAACGTAAGGTGGTTATTCACGAGGAGTAATATGAAAATTGCTTTGGTTACTGACACGCACTTCGGTGCGAGAAATGATAATGTTGCATTTCTAGATTATTTTGAGAGGTTCTATAATGAAATTTTCTTCCCTAAAATCCTATCAGAAGGGATTACTACTATTATCCATTTGGGTGATATTGTGGATCGGAGAAAGTATATATCGTATGTTACTCTGAGACGCATGAAAGAAATGTTTATTGACAAGTGCGATAAACATAATATTGATCTTCACGTTATTATCGGCAATCACGACGTACCATATAAAAACACCAACGAAATAAATGCTATGGTGGAGTTGTTCCGTGATAGTAAAGTAACTTCATACGATAAACCAAAAACGGTAACTTTTGATGGACATGATATTTTAATCATGCCTTGGATCAACGCAACCAATTATAACACTGCTCTGGGCGCAATGCGAGATACTCCAGCGCAAGTTATGTTTGCTCACTTGGAAGTGGCAGGTGCGTTGATGGACAGGGGTAATGTAAATGAACATGGAATGGATCTTAAAGTGTTCAAAAAGTTTGAACTGGTTTGCTCGGGGCACTTTCATCACAAAAACAAAATAGGCAACGTACAGTATTTGGGTTGTCCGTATGAGATGACATGGATAGATTACCAAGATCCTAAAGGGTTTCATATCTACGACACCGACACAAGGGAACTAGACTTTATTCGTAACCCATACTCTATGTTTCATAAAGCATTCTACAGCGATGAAGGAAAGGATGCGGAACAAATACTAGATTTTGATGCAGAGTTTTATCGCGATACGTATGTGAAAGTCATTAAACAAAACTGCGATAACCCCTATTGGTTTGATCAGTATATGGACAAACTATACAAGGCAAACCCAATAAACATACAGGTAGTAGACGATAATCTGAATCTGAACTTAGAGAGCGAAGATGACATCATAAACGAGGCGGAAGATACTGTGACTATAATGAGTAAGTACATAGATCAAATGCCTGATAACGTACCCAAAAAAGAGCTTGACTTTTTGATGAGATCGCTATATAATGAAGCAATAGCAACTCAGCTTTAAAACTAAACTATGTTATACTTTGAAAAAATTAGGTGGAAGAACTTCCTTTCCACGGGAAACGTATTCACTGAAATTCAACTAAACCGTTCGCCAAGTACGGTGGTTGTTGGAGAAAATGGCGCAGGCAAATCCACTATGCTGGATGCGCTGTGCTTTGCATTGTTTAACAAACCCTTCCGTAATATTAAGAAACCGCAGTTAGCAAACACTATTAATAAACGTGATTGCTTGGTGGAGATAGATTTCCGCATAGGTAGTAATCAATACTTGGTGCGAAGAGGCATGCACCCAACAGTATTTGAGATATTCAAAAATGGTCAAATGATAGATCAACCAGGAGCGTCTAAAGACTATCAAGATATTTTAGAAAATACCATACTCAAATTAAACTTCAAATCTTTTACTCAGGTTGTGATACTGGGTTCTGCCACGTTTACTCCATTCATGCAGTTGAGTAGTTATGATCGAAGGGTCGTAATCGAAGATCTGCTGGATATACAAATATTCAGTAACATGAATACTTTGCTAAAGGATCGTATCTCTAAGAACAAGAACGATCAGACTGACGTTTCATATCAAATTGAATTGGTAGAAAACAAAATAGAAGTACAGAAAAAATATCTGGATCAAGTTAAACAAGACTTAGATAAAGAGATCGATGAGTATAATGAAATGATATCGGCATCGGAGCAGTCTAATGCTAATACCAATATTCAAATTCAACAAACTGAAGAACAAATAAAAGAGGAGTTTAATAAGATAAGCGACTCTAGTACAATACAAACCAAGTCGGTTAAAGTATCAGAACTGCTAAGTAAACTGCACGATAAAGAACATACCACAGGTAAAAGACTGAAGTTTTTTGAGTCTAATGATCACTGCCCCACTTGTGAACAAACCATTGATCAAAAGATAAAAGCAGAAAAGATAGAGAGTACTGTTAAATCTATAGATAAAACAACTAATGCTATCGCCGAGTTACAAAAACAAAACGAAAAACTCCACGAACGTCTTGAGAAAATACAAGAAATACAAACTACCATAACACAACTTCAAACTAAAATAACAAATTTACACTCTGATATACGTTCCACTGATAAAACTATTAGGCAGTACAAAAACAAAGTGAATAGTTTGAGGGAACGTAAATCTAATGGAAATTCTGTAGAAGGCAATGAGATTGATAAATTGAAAGGCGATCTACAGATACTTAATAAGGATA